GCCCGTCGGTGTTGAGAACTTCTAACAAGTTGTTCTCAACGGCAGTTCTCCACTGCCGCCAAGTGAACGTTCGGCTTGTTAGGCCGATTCGCTCACCATCCGTTAACGGATGCCAGTCCCATTGAGGGGTGACACCGCGCTCGCGGTGATAAGGCACTTCCCCGATGGCTCGGGTAGCAATGCCCTGACCACGTGCCCCGCCTTGGAGCACAGCCACTAACAACCCAGGAGGGTTAAATAGAAGCGTTTTCAACCCGTTCAGCTTTTGTACAAAGCCGTCCCCCACGAAATGCGTTCGCCGCTTTGGGACATATCTACGATAGATTATCGCAGACGTGCCCTTTTCGCGATATACGCGCTTTAGTAGGGAAAATGGGACCCGGAGACCGGAATCGTTATTCTCTGCAAAAGGGACAACGGGTGCCTCCCCGAACAGCTGTTGCTGTCGGGAAAAGAGGTACCCAACCGCCCCCCGCAGAGGAACGCCGGTCCTTGCGGACCACTCATTTAACAAATTGATGGCAACAAGATAGTCTTGGTGAGAGTCGAGGCGCTTAATGTACACGCCGCGAACATTGTGACCACGGAAATAGTCACCACCACAGGACTCCCTGAACGGACCCTGCACAAAGGTCTTATCGTCGTTTACCGTGAACCCTAAAAGGTCCAACAAACGGCGGAGCCTTACCCACGCAACCCGGTGACAAATAATATCATCACCGAATACACTGAAGGAGGCATGTTCGTCCATTCCGGCCCAGGCTTTTATACCCAGGCCTCGATAGACCGACGATACACAACACGAGAAGATGGCAGTCTGGAGGGCGAACGTAAAACCGTTCCCCATCGTGGACACCATATTCAGTCCAATGACCCTACCGTCAGGCAACTCGCACGCCGGCGTACGGGTCTCCAAAAGGCATGAAAGCCATTCTGAAGGGATACACCAGGAGCAAAGCCCAAGAGAGATAGAATCACTTGCCGATTTTAGGTCGACCGTTACAAATGGTCGCCCAGCATCGACGTGGCTCTCGTCCTGTATACTTCCGAGTCTAGCCATCAGCTTATTAAGCTGAGGCTGAACCGCTAGGTCGATTCCAAACCGCCGCTTTAGGCGTGCTTTGATCAACTCAGCGATGCCCTGCTGATAGAACATATTCAGCGAAGGCTCGGTACAGATGAGACGAGACGTTTTGTCGTTTTTCGGAACGCACGAGACTTTCGATGCTCGCACTATACGATGGCTGCCCAGTTCGGCTGAGCGGATTAACTCCGCGTTTGACCATTCGGGGAAAGACCATGTATAGCCCTTATACAAATCGTACAAGGAGTTCGAAGTTACTGTCAAGCAACTAGAGAACAGCTTCGAATAGAAGCTGTTTCCAGAGGCGCCGAGACTTGCTCCTGGCCCGCAGCATCCCCTCTCGAGGATGTTGTAGTAGGACAACTCATCGTCGGGCCCCAAGCCGTCTGCGTTGAGGAAGAAGTTATCCACCTCTTGCAGAAACTGACCGAGCAGCTGCTCGTCAGCCAGACTTACGTCTGAACGGTCGTATGGCTTGATCCACCCACCACACTTAACATTAGCATGGAGGAAAGACTCAACTGCCGCGTTGTCAGTGAGCTCGTTCTGGCATTCCCATTTTTTGAGTAGGGCGCTAAGAAGAGCTTGACAGGCAAAGGATTGAGCCTCAAAGGGCGGAGCGTTCTCTAAGACGGGACCACAAGGTCCACACGTCAAGAACGCATTCACATCGATCTGAAGCAGATCAAAAAGAGCAAGAGGACTAGCCATCTAAGACTCCAGTTAATCACTATTACCGAAAGGAGGTAGTTCCCCACGAAAGTCCGAGGGAAACCCGAGCCGACCGCCCACCTAAAAGTGGGAAGGTAAACTCAAATCGAAGCCGTAAGCAGCGAGTCAGCGATGCCCGAGCTCTGTTGGGCAAGACACCCAACATGGAACGAGACACCCGCTTTGACGTTTGCTGCATCGGCGAGATCACTCCCTGCAACCTGACCGAACGAGGTAACGATTTTCATCGCTCTCGCCGGCTGCCCTGCGAGGGGCAGTACACCTTTATTAGAGGTGAACCGGTATTCGTTAATCGGCACAGCTCGAAGCTGCCCAGAGTTCGGATCGATCGCGCTCAGATATTTGATCTGAGGTGGACGACTGAACACGCAATTCCACGGCTTGCTAGCCGAAGAAGATGCGTCGACGCCGGCCTGGGTGCCACCGATAGCGGTGACAGTCCAGGCCTTCGCCGCGACTGTGGGTGGAACCGTGTCTACCGCTACCGTGTAGGTAGGTGAGGTAAACGCGGCGATGGCAGCCCCTGTAACAGGGGTTGTTAGACTGAACATCGTTTATACTCCATCGGAGTAAGGAGGTTTAAGAATTTCTCTGCGTCCGGGACCCCACACTGCGAGCGTAGGTCGAGAGTTCAGACCGTTTGGAAGCAACTAAGGCGGCCATATTAAGCCACTTTAGCCCGAAGTCCGGCAATTCAAGCTGGAGCGACGGGACGGGCCAAGACCCCATGACCGACGTGCGGTTAATGAGAATCCTTTTCACAGAGTACGAACCAGGCTGAGTCGTTGTCGACACCACAACATCGGGCGGATGCCCTGAGCTGTAGAATCCCCGAGACGCGTCTACCCGTCCAAAACCATGCTGCTCAACGCAGCGATAAGTGGTCTGGTCGAGATACGCGAGATTGGGGGTAGGTGTCGAGATTGCTTGGATCCACGACCCCAAATTGGAGAAGTAATCCACCAAGAATGTCCAGGGAAGTAAGTTATAGAAGGTGGGAACGAACTGGTGAGGGAGAATCCCCCACGAAGCCGTCTCAGTTCCATAACCAAAAGAACCTGGCCTTATCGCACCTTTGAACCTGACCTCAACGCTCGACGTAATGTCTACGTCGACGTCAACCCACAGACCCCCAAATTGATAGGAGGCCTTAGATTTAACAACGTCTTGATCAGACCCTCTTGAGTGAATCGGGTAGGATTTCAACCCTAACCGATCACTTTGCACCTCCACCATGGCTTGCGCCACGTCCGAGGCGAGAGGATTCCAGCCAAACTGGAACTCTAGATAAGTTTCAGCCGCCACTTTGCCGAAAGATCGGCGAGTTCGCTTTCCGCGTCTCAACTTAGCAGCCTTCTTCTTAAAAGACTGGGCCGTTGAGAGTAGCAGATTGCGGAACCCGTTGAGCGGCCTCATCATGGTCCCTAATGTCTCGCGCAACTCTCCGAGGCTCTCTCCGATGTTTACACCAGATAGAGCCGCGTCGTACGCGCCAGATAGTCGGGCAGCAGCCTGATTGTAGGCACGAGTAACTGACAGTGAGGATGGATCGATCGCCGGGATATCACACCCGGGCACGTCACCATACCAACCAACACGCAGATGATAAGGAGAATTTTCTCCAAGCATCTGGGGAGCTTGAGCAGCAGGCCATAGCCAGCCTTCAAAGCCGGCATGAAATGGCTCGCTGCTTATACTTACCCTACTCCTCGAATAAGGAGTGCTAGCATTCTGCCCTGCTCGTAGTTGCGCTTTCCACTGGTCGTTCTTATAGCCGTTCTGGATATCACTTGCGGTACGGGTAATATTAAACCCGCCTACGTTTGTGACACCAGAAGTAGCTTGATAGTACGACTGGACCTGCGCAATCGTGACAGGACGGGGTTTGCTTGTGTTGTAGGGCGTCAGTGTCATGTCTAACCCACTAAGGAGTGAGCGAAGCACACAAAATTGCACACCTAACGGCAGGTTTAGCCGCTAAGCGCCC